CCAGTAGGCTTGAGCAGTGGGTTAAAGAAGAAGGTGAGTTTGCTAAGAACGTCCTAAGGGTAGCGAATGAAAAGAACCTACGGTCACATAAGCGTAGAGGTCTGAACCATAAGCTAACCCTGGACGGTCAGGACGCTACCAAATGGTCTAACGAAGAGCGCTTGTTTGTGGGTATCAGGCTCATTGATGTCATCATTGTTGAGACAGGCTTAGTACGCTTACAGCAAATGAGAACATCTAAGAATAAAGTCACCACTTTCGTAGAAGCTACACCAGAGACTTTAGATTGGATTAAGAAGCTCAACGAATACCAATCAAGCCGTAGACCGAGATATGCACCCTGCATAATCCCACCGAAAGATTGGGAAGGCGTGTGGGGTGGAGGTTACTACGACAAAATTATCAACGCATTACCACTAGTGAGGACACACTAATGCAGAAGAACAGTAAAGAATACCTAGCGGAATTAGCGCAGCGTGACCTGAGCCAAGAGCTTAACTGCGTGAACGCTTTGCAACGCACTGCATGGAGAATCAATAAGAACGTAGTGAAGGTTATTCGTACAGTGTGGGATAGTGGTCAGGAGTGGGCAGGGTTACCACCTCGTGATGACCTAGACCTACCTGCATATCCCTTTGGTGATATTGAGATAGCTGACCTACCACCTGAGCGTAAGCCTGAATTGATAGAGTTCCTGAACAAACGTACAGCTATCCATAAGTTCAACGGCAAGAGTCGTAGTAAGCGTATTCAGATTGAACGTACAATCCAGATAGCAGAAGACTACATGAAGTATGATAAGTTCTACTTTGTATGGCAGCTAGACTTTAGGGGCCGTAAGTATCCAGTGGAATCTTTCATGTCTCCACAGGTTGCTGATTGGGGTAAAGCTACCATTGAGTTTGCTGAAGGTATGCGGATAGGCAATCCTGAGAACGCTAAGTGGCTTGCTATTCACGGAGCTAATACCTTTGGGAATGATAAGGTATCCTTGGATGACCGTGAGCTTTGGGCATACCTACACAAAGAAGATGTCATCAAGACAGTAGAAGACCCTTACAATTACCTGTGGTGGACAGAGGCAGACAAGCCATTCCAATTCCTGGCTTGGGTCTACGAATGGTATGGCTACATTCAGGAAGGTGATGACTTCGTAACACATCTACCCTGTGCTGCTGATGGCTCATGTAATGGTCTGCAACATCTACTCTCTATTATGAGAGATGAAGAAGGCGGCAAGTCAGTGAACCTTACTGACAGTGACTTACCTGCTGACATCTATAGAGATGTAGCTGAAGCTACTGCCATGCGTGTTCAGAAGGATGCTGATGCAGGTAACGAGATGGCTAAGAAATGCTTAGAGTTTGGCATTACCCGTAAGCTGACTAAACGAGCAGTGATGATTGTACCTTATAGCGGTACGCAGCACTCATGCAGGGCATACGTTGAGGAAGCTATTGAAGAGCAGGTAGCCAAGGGTGCAGCTAATCCTTTTGGTGAGGAATACTTCAGAGCTAGTCTTTATCTCACAGCACACATTTGGTCTGCCATAAATGATGTCATTGGAACTGCTAGGCAGGTGATGGATTACGTTAAAGACCTGGGGGTTCTGTATGCTCAAGAAAACAAACCGTTAGAATGGGTAACACCAACAAACTTACTTGTTAGACAAGTTTACAATGACTTTAAAAAGAGGAGGATAACTACACTGATTGACGGTTCAATTATTAAGTTGAACTGGAGAAAAAACATTGATGATACAGTGAGCAAGAGCAAGACACGGAGCGGGGCATCCCCAAACTTTATACACTCACTGGATGCGTCAGCCCTGACCATGACAGTCAATAAATGTATCGATGCAGGCATACAGGACTTTGCAATGGTACATGACAGTTATGGCACACACAGCCCTAACATGCAGCGTATGTCAGAGCTGCTTAGGGAAGCCTTTGTGGAGATGTATGAAGAGAATGATGTACTTAATCAACTCTATACACTAGCGAAGCAAAACCTAGATACTATGGACATACCAGAGCCTCCAAAGGCTGGTGACCTAGATATATCTAAGGTATTGAATTCTAAATACTTTTTTGCATAAAATTAAAACCTGCCCCAATAGCCCGAAAGGGTTAAAACTTACTACACTTAGGAGACAACATGACAGTTAAAAATGTAATTGAAGGTTCAGCATTATGGGCAAAAGTCCACGAACCTGATACTAAATTTGACCCTGATGGAACGTACAGTATTAGCGTATTAGTTCCTGAAACAAAAGCACAAGAAATGTGTGAATATCTTGATGACATTGTTGATAAAGCATATGCTGAAGAGATTAAAAGTAATCCAAAGAAAAAGAATACTTTGTCCACACGCAAAGGCTACGACCATAACTATGACCAAGATGGCAATCAAACAGACCTTATCGAATTTAAGGTTAAGCTGAAAGCCAAAGTCACTCGACATGATGGTACATCGTTTAGTCAAAAGCCTGTTGTAGTAGACGCTAAACGTCAGCCTTTAAACCCTGACATTGCTATAGGTAATGGCTCAGATGTTAAAGTAGCTTTCGAGCCTCGACCTTATGTGATGAACAGCACTAAGCAAGTAGGTGTCTCTTTAAGATTGAAAGGCGTTCAGGTCATTAATCTGGTAGAGTATGGCAACAGTGTATCCACCATGTTTGATGAAGAAGACGGCTACGTAGCTGAAGTACCAGCCCCTGTAGCTAGTACACCTCTCGATGACGGTATTGCTACTGATGAATCTGAAGGGGACTTTTGAGCATAGGGTTATCTCTGACCTAGAAAAGAGAGAGGTATCGTTTGAGTATGAGCCACATGTAATACCCTACTCAGTGGAGAGAAAGTACATCCCAGACATCTTCGTAAATGGCATCTACGTAGAAGCCAAAGGGTACTTTCGCCAAGATGCCCAGCGGAAAATGAAGGCAGTCAAAGCACAACACAGTGACCTTGACATACGCTTTCTTTTCCAAAGGGCAAACTCTCCAATCCAAGGCGCGAAGAAGCGCAAGGATGGGTCAAAGATGACTTGTAGTGAATGGGCTGACCGTAACGGTTTCTTATGGGCAGAAGGTGAACAAATCCCTGAGGAGTGGATTAATGAACTTAAAAATTAACGTAGATGATTTACTACAAACTGTATTCGAGAACACTAAGGATGAAGAGCTGGCAGATTTACTGGCTTTCTTAGAGTCTTGGGTAAAGAACGTAGAAGATGAACTTGAGTATCTTCAAGAAGACGCAGGCTGCTAATGAAAGAAGAGAGTACATACATCCGTAAAGGTGCATGTCCTCACTGTGGCAGTAGTGATGCTAATGTAGAGTATACTGACGGTCATCACTACTGCTTTTCCTGCGAAACAACAACACCATCGGATAAAGCAATGGAACAACAACCAGTAAAACAACCAGAGTTTAACCCTGTAAGGGGTACAGTACAGGCACTGCCTAAGCGAAAGCTAACAGATGCAACATGTAAGCTCTGGGGGTATGAAGTAGCCGACTATAATGGCGAGAAGGTACAAGTAGCCAACTATAAAGATGACCAGCAAAACCTGATAGCTCAGAAGATTAGGTTTGCAGGTAAAGACTTCAGATTTACAGGGGACGCTAAGAAGGCTGGCCTATACGGTAGGCACTTGTGGCGTGATGCTGGTAAGATGCTGACTATAGTGGAAGGGGAGCTGGACGCTCTTTCAGTAAGTCAGGCTTTCGACAACAAATGGCCTGTAGTTTCAATCAGGTCAGGTGCAGCAGGTGCTAAGAGGGACATAGCAAACAACATTGATTGGATTGAGAACTTCGAGTCAGTCATATTCATGTTCGATAACGATGACGTAGGGAGGAAAGCAGCAGAAGAATGTGCCTTACTATTAACACCAGGTAAGGCGAAGATAGCTTCACTACCTGAGAAAGATGCTAGTGATATGTTAGTCACTGGTAAGGTCAAGATGTTAGTGGATGCAGTATGGTCGGCTAAGATATTTAGACCTGACGGTATCATTTCAGGAACAGACCTTTGGGAAGTAATAACTGAAGAAGATAACGTAGAGGCGGTTAGCTATCCGTTTAACGGCTTAAACGAGAAAACCCTTGGTATGCGTAGGGGTGAGATTGTAACGGTCACAGCAGGTTCTGGTATAGGTAAATCACATTTAACCCGTGAATTTGCACATCACTTAGTGAAAGAAGGGCAGACTGTTGGATACATTGCATTAGAAGAATCGGTTAAGCGTACAGCGCTGGGCTTGATGGCTATTGAGTTAAACAAACCATTGCACTTAGGGCAGCATGAAGTAACTGAAGAAGAGTTAAAGCAAGCCTATGATGCAACTGTAGGCTCAGGCAGAGTGTTCTTATATGACCATTGGGGAAGCACAGATAGTGATAACCTATTGGCTAAGATAAGATACTTGGTCAGAGGCTGTGGATGTACCTACATTATATTAGACCATCTAAGTATTGTAGTATCAGGCATGGGCGAAGGGGATGAACGGAGACTCATTGATAATACAATGACCAAACTTCGTACATTGACGGAGGAAGTACAGTGTGGCATGGTACTCGTATCACACCTTAAACGACCAGCAGGGGACAAAGGACACGAAGAAGGCGCATCAACAAGCCTTTCACAACTGAGGGGTTCAGCAGCCATAGCACAATTAAGTGACATGGTTATTGGGCTGGAGAGAAACCAACAAGATAAGGCAAGAGCTAACACCACAACTATCAGGGTTTTAAAGAACCGTTGGACAGGTGAGACAGGTATTTGCTGTGACTTAGCATACAATAAGGAAACAGGCAGAATGATTGAATCTGTATTTACTGAAGAAGTGTATGAGGAGGATTTCTAATGGTTCTCTACACTGAAGCACAACTTAAGGAAGCCTACGACATCTTTATAAAGTCTCTTAATGACTTAACAGAAGAAGGCTTCGATATGGGCCAAAAGCCCGACTTAGAAGAGTTCCGTATAATCTTTGAAGAAGAACACGAAGCTCAAGCAAACGAACAATAACTACTGCGGAGACAGGGTAATGAGATACATTTTTGATATAGAAACAGATGGGTTACTGGATGAAGTAACAATGGTTCACTGCGTAGTCTTGCGTAATGTAGATACTGATGAAGTGCTTACATTTAGAGATGACAAGAGTGCATGTATTAAAGCATTAGAGGAAGCTGACCAGTTAATAGGTCACAACATCATAGGTTATGATTTTCCAGTGCTACAAAAGCTATGGGGATGGACATATGAAGGTGACATCCTCGACACCTTAGTATGCAGTAGAACTATCTGGCCCAACCTGGGTGAGTTAGACAGGCCGCCAATGCCTTCAAAGCTAAGAGGTTCACACTCTTTGAAAGCTTGGGGTATTCGCTCAGGTGTTCTTAAAGGTGACTTTAATGATGGGTCACCTGATGTCTGGGATGTATTCACGCAAGAAATGCTAGACTATTGTATTCAAGATACAGCAGTCACAGCAGCTTTATTAAAACGTATTGAGAGCAAACAGTTCTCAACAGATGCGTTAGGTTTAGAGCATGACATGGCTAAGTTGATGTTTCTACAGGAAAAACGTGGTTTTGACTTTGATGTAGACGCAGCTCGTGAGTTATACGGAAGACTTACACAACGTAAGACCGACATAGAAAATGAGCTTGTATCTACATTTGAGCCAACCATTGTAGAGATGAAGACCAAGACTAAGGTATTACCCTTCAACCCTGCAAGCCGCCAGCAGATAGCCGATAGGTTAATGAAACGCGGTTGGGTTCCAGAAGCCTTTACAGATAATGGTCAGCCTAAGGTAGATGAAACAATCCTATCAAAGATTGAGATGCCTGAAGCTGCTCTATTAGTAGAGTACCTGACACTGAACAAACGCTTAGGTCAGATAGGTAATGGTAAGCAAGCTTGGTTGAAAGCTGAGAAGAACGGTAAGCTACATGGCAGGGTAAACCCTATGGGTGCGGTTACATCACGATGTACACACAGCAACCCGAACATGGCTCAAGTTCCATCAGTAGGCGCACCATTTGGTAAAGAATGCCGAGCATTGTTTACAGTGCCTGAGGGTTACTCACTACTTGGTGCAGATGCTTCTGGTTTAGAGCTACGCTGTCTTGCTCATTACATGTCACGGTATGACGGGGGCAAGTATGGTCTTGAGATACTTGAAGGTGACATACACACAGCTAACCAAAAAGCAGCAGGTCTTCCCGAAAGGTCACAAGCAAAAACATTCATATATGGTTTCTTATATGGAGCAGGTGATGCCAAGACAGGAAGCATTATTGGTAAGGGTGCTAAAGAAGGTAAGGCTATTAAGAAAAAGTTTCTAGCCAAGACACCAGCTTTAGCCAAGCTAAGAGAAGCTGTTAATACAGCAGTAGAAGACAAGGGGTGGATAAAGGGTTTAGACGGAAGGGTAATACCTGTTCGCTACCCTCACGCCGCACTCAATACATTACTTCAAAGTGCAGGCGCTATTATATGTAAGCGCTGGTACGTAGAGATTGTCAAAGCATTACAGGCAAATAACTACACTGAAGAAGATGTTGCGATAGTGGCTTTTATTCACGATGAAGTACAAATTAAAGTAAGGAAATCATTAGAAGATGAAATCGGAATGCTCGTCGTGCGAGCAATGCAAGAAACTGAACAATACTACAAGTTTCGATGCAAGCTCGACGCAGAATACAAATACGGAAGGAACTGGGCAGACACACACTAAGGTTTTCAACAACAATAAGAAGTTCGATATTGACCTACAATATGGGCAGATGCACGAACAACGCATCCTAGACATGCTCGAAGGTAAGAAGATTGAAGTCAAAACAGAGCGGGGTATGTGGACAAAGACAGGCAACATAGCAATAGAATTTGAAAGCTATGGTAAGCCTTCAGGTATAGCATCCACTGAAGCAGATTACTGGTTTCATAACTTAGCTATTGAAGATGATGTATATTGTACGCTTGTCTTCAAAACTGATATATTGAGAAAGATTGTTGAAGAGCTTGATGACCATAAGGTCGTTAAAGGTGGGGATAACTGGGCATCTAAAATGTACCTCGTTAATCTCAGCAAATTGTTTCGCACAGATACCTTAAAAATCTACAAAGAATTGGGAGATACTGATGACAACATTAGTGATTGATGGAGACATCATTGCATACAAAGTAGCCGTAAGTAGTGAGCACCCAATCAACTGGGGCAACGGACTATGGACGCTGCACTCTTATGAACATGAAATCATAGAGGGTGTGGACGGTGAGATAGAAAGGTTGATGGAAGAAACAGGGGCTGATGATTACATTACAGCTCTTAGTTCAACTAACAACTATAGAAAGACTGTAGCCAGTTATTATAAAGCTAACAGGAATGACACACGTAAGCCCATGCTATTACCTTTTGCCCGTGACTACATCATGGACAAACAAAAGGGATTGATATGGGAAGGTGTAGAAGCAGATGATGTACTAGGTGTATTAACATCTAGGTCAGACAAGTACATGTCTTGGTCAATTGATAAAGATTTAATGACCATTCCTGGTCGGCACTGGATGGATGGTGAAGAGAAAGTCATCAACCAAGAAGAGGCTGACCACTGGTTCTACATGCAGACATTGATAGGTGACTCTACGGATAATTATAAAGGTTGTCCTAAGGTCGGAATCAAAACTGCGGAAAAAATTTTAGCGGAAAATTCAACATGGGAAACTGTGGTGGCTGCATTTGAGAAGGCAGGTCTTAGTGAAGAAGATGCTTTAGAAAATGCGAGGTTAGCCAGAATCCTACGGGATGGCGAATACAATAACGAGACAGGCGAGGTAAAACTGTGGCTGGACTAAATGACGTAACACCAGAGGAATGGAATGAAGTGGCTAAGCTAAGTCGCGGGCGTATTAAGGAAAGAGATGATGAGATGGTAAATAATCCTGCTCACTATAATGAAGGTGAGATTGAAACCATTGATTACATTGTCGATGTGCTAGGCGAGTGGGACAGTATTCATTACTGTCACGGTAACATCATCAAGTATTTAAGCACCCGCTTATGGGTCAAGGGCAAGCCGTTACAGGATGCTAAGAAAGCCCGTTGGTACTTAGACAAGATGATTGACCTAATGGAAAAAACAGAAGGGAAGAATTGGTGAGATTAAACACACTAGAAATGCTCATTGAACGATGGGGACATGAGAAAGGTATCCTTCCTTATGTTGTACCTGGCGCTCAACTAGAGAAGACTGAGGAAGAAGTAGCCGAGCTACGTCAAGCTATTGAAGAACGTGATGTTGAAGAAATTGCAGATGCTATCGGAGACATCTTTGTAACCTTGGTCATGCAGACACGAGCTTGGGGCTTAGACATGGAAGCATGTGTGGAGCAAGCATACAAGACAATCAGCCAGCGCACAGGAAAGATGGTTGATGGTCAATTTGTTAAGGACTCTTAATGATTAAAATAGATTACATAAACCAACTTAAGGACGCTTAATGATTAAAATAGATTACACACGCAATGAGGGGTTTACTGACCAAGCTCTTACATTGCTTAAAGATTATTACTGTAGGGAAGGGGAAGACCCACAAGATGCGTTAGCTAGAGCTAGTATGGCTTACAGTGAGGGTGACATGGAGTTCGCCCAGCGCATCTATGACTATTGTAGCAAGCAATGGTTTATGTTTGCCTCTCCAGTGTTAAGTAATGCACCAGCTAAGGGTGAAGCTCCTAAGGGCTTACCTATCTCGTGCTTTCTTACATACATTGGGGATAACCTCGAAAGCCTTATCTATCACAAGTCAGAAGTATCTTGGCTGTCTGTTAAAGGTGGTGGTGTAGGTGGTCATTGGTCAGCAGTGCGTGGGGTCAGTGATAAAGCTCCAGGTACTATCCCATTTCTAAAAGTAGTAGACAGTCTGATGACTGCATACAAACAAGGTAAGACACGCAAGGGTAGCTACGCTGCTTACATCGATATTGACCACCCAGATGTCATAGAAGTGATGAACTTCAAAACACCTACAGGTGGTGACGTAAACCGTAAATGCTTTAACCTGTTTAACGCAGTGAATGTGACTGACAAGTTTATGGAAGCAGTATCTGAAGGCGCTGAGTGGGAACTTAAAGACCCTCATAGCGGTGAAGTAAGAGACACAGTTAAAGCTAGAGAGCTTTGGCAACGCATCTTAGACACCCGTTTTAGAACTGGCTCACCTTATGTAAACTTTATTGATGCAGCTAACGAAGCTTTGAACCCATATCAGAAAGAGAAAGGTCTTAAGCTACATGGCTCTAACCTTTGTAACGAAATACACCAAGCCACTAACGAAGAGCGTACAGCAGTTTGCTGTCTTAGCTCAGTAAACATTGAAAAGTTTGATGAATGGTGTGATACTGAAATGGTTAAAGACTTAATCCGTTTATTGGATAACGTGTTATCATTCTTTATTAAACACGCTCCTGATGAACTAAGCAAAGCTAGGTTCTCAGCAGAACAAGAACGCTCTATTGGCTTAGGTGCTATGGGTTTTCATGGTTACCTTCAGTCTAAACAAGTTCCTTGGGAATCTTTCCAAGCTACAATACACAACAACATGATTTTTAACACTATTAAAAAGCAAGCTGTGGAAGCTAGTAAGGAACTAGCAGTCGAGAAGGGGGAGCCTAACGACATCAAAGGCTCAGGTATGAGGAATGCACACCTACTTGCTATAGCACCTAACGCGAACAGCAGTATTATCTGTGGGTGTACAGCTTCGATTGAACCACTGAAGTCTAATGCCTTTACACACAGGACACGCGCAGGCGCACACTTGGTTAAGAATAAGTATCTTGAGAAAACCTTAGAAGAGCTGGGTATGAATACTCAGGAAGTATGGTCAAGTATTATTAATAACGATGGTTCTGTGTTACACTTGGATATTCCTGATGAAGTTAAGGATATTTACAAGACTGCTTTTGAGCTAGACCAGACATGGGTAGTAGAACATGCAGGTAAGAGACAGAAGTATGTATGCCAAGGTCAATCAGTAAACCTTTTCTTCCCAGCAGGTTCAGAGCGTAGCTATGTCAACATGGTACACCTGAAGGCTTGGAAGATGCGAATGAAGGGTTTGTATTATCTACGGACTAATGCCGTAGTTCTATCAGACAAAGTAGGACAGAAGGTTGAGCGTGTAGCATTGAAAGATGCTGACGAGTGCTTGTCCTGTCACGGTTAAAGGAACCTAATGAAAATAGAACTTGTAGACTGCGCTGGGGGTGACCTTAGCGTAGTAAACTCAGCACGAGTAAGCTTTGCAAAAGAAGCAACAGAGCTGGAACTTAAAGACGAAAAGCTCATTAAGTATCTGGCTAAACATAAACACATGACACCGTTTCGTCATAACTTTGTACAGCTTAGATGTTCAGTACCTTTGTTCCTAGCTAGGCAGCTCATGAAGCACCAAGCAGGACTAACATGGAATGAAGTAAGCAGACGATATGTAGATGCACCTCCAGAGTTTCATCAACCAGAAGGATGGAGAACTCGACCTGAGGGTGGCATTAAACAAGGTAGCGGGGGTGTAGCTGAGGACACTGAACAGTGGGCAGTTACATACGGGGGATACCTAGAGTCAGCTCAACGCTTGTACATCGGAATGATTAAGGCAGGCATAGCTCCTGAACAAGCCCGTATGGTCTTACCACAATCAATGATGGTGGACTTCATATGGTCAGGTAACATCTTAGCTTTCTCTCATGTGTACACCTTACGGATTGGTGAGGGCGCACAGGTAGAAGCTCAAGAGTTTGCAAAAAAATTAGACGAAGTAATTAAACCTGCATTTCCTGTTAGTTGGAAAGCATTAACACAAGAGGACTAGCTAATGGCTACAGCCAAGAAACCAGCACCTAAACAAGATAATGATAAACGAGACATTGTAGCTATTGTAGCTGCTATTCTAATTCACAAAGGCGCACCAACGTCTGCCGCAATAGAAAATGCTAAACATATTGTGGAGCAGTGTAATGAGCTTACTTGATACAAACATCGCTTATAAACCTTTCAGCTACCCTTGGGCAGTTGAGATAGCCACAGGCCATGAGAAAATTCATTGGGGTGAGTGGGAAGCAAAGCTACAAGATGATGTAGGTCAGTGGGCAACTAAGCTTTCTGATGTAGAGAAAAACCATATAACTCAGATACTTAGACTGTTTACGCAGTCAGACGTAGCTGTAGGCACTAACTACATTGAGAGTTACTTGCCTAAATTTAAGAACAATGAAATCAGAGCAATGCTTACTTCGTTTGTGAACCGTGAGTTCGTACACCAACGTAGCTATGCACTGCTTAATGACACCTTAGGTTTACCTGAAGAAGAGTTCTCGGCGTTCACCGCCGTCACAGCGATGCAGGATAAACTAGACTTCATGGGTGACATAGATGTTCACAGTCACTCTGGTCTTGCCTTATCAGTTGCAAGGTCAGTCTTAAACGAGGGCGTGTCCCTCTTCTCAGCTTTTGCAATGCTACTTAACTACCAACGCTTTGGTAAGATGAAGGGCATGTGTGAAATTGTCGAATGGAGTGTACGAGATGAAACTATCCACTGTGAAGGAATGGTACGCTTGTTCCGTGAGTTCTGTGAAGAACATCCTAAAATCGTTACGGATGAGTTTAAATCCACTATATATCAGATGTTTAGAGATGCGGTTAAACTTGAAGATAAAGTTATTGAACTTGCATTTGAGATGGGTGACATCGAAGGTCTGTGCAAAGGTGAAGTCAAAGACTACATCCGATACATAGCTAACCGTAGGCTCATTCAGCTAGGCTTAAAGTCTAACTGGAAACACCTAAAGGAAAACCCAATCCCTTGGTTGGATTGGATTATCAATGGGGACAGCTTCAAGAACTTCTTTGAAGGCACTGTCACAGATTATAACGCATCGGGCATGGAAGGTGAGTGGGGCTGGTAATTAAAACCTGCCTCTATGGATACTGGGGAAATATATGAAAGTGTTAAACAACAATAACTTAGGTATAACTGACGTTATGCTTAATCAACTTAAACAGCTCTTCCCCGACACCCTACCTGCGTCACCTATTACTGGTGAAGATTTAAGATACTTACAAGGTCAGCAGAGTGTAATCAGGAAACTGGAAGAGCTACAGAATGAATTTTATGAGGAATAAATATGTGTTTAGGAAGTCCTAAAATGCCTAAGGTGGAAACACCTGTTACAGCGGCTCCACCACCTCCACCAGCTCCATCTCCAGATATTGAAACAGAACTGACAGATGCTGAACTACGTGCAGAAAAATTAAAGAAACGCGCCAAAGGTAAGAAAGGTCTACGCTACAAACCTACTAATACCTCAGGAACTGGCCTTCAGATTCCTAAGGGGTAAGATATGGCACAACGTAACTGGTACAAACCGCCAAAGCCTCTTCCAACATATGAAAAAGAACTTGGTAAGCGTGTAGGAAAGTTTAGGGCGATGAAACTCAGAAGCCTTCTTCGCGCTGAAAGTGCTGACCTAAAGCGTCAACGGCTATTATTAAAACATCAGGGTTATGATAGCACCAATCCTCTGCGTAGGAGGTTAGTAGAGGGCATAGGGCGTGACTCCGATGGGGCTCTGTTTGAAGAAGCACACAGAGGTAAAGCCGATGCCAGAGTGGGCGTTAATGATGAAGCCACTTTAGACGGTAAAACCCGTAAAAAACTACGTAAGTCTGAACAGCTCCGCGCTCAACGTAGAAGCAAACGCAGACTACGTGTCGGAGGAAACCTTAGTATTGGTACTAAAGGTGACTCAGGCGTGGGAATAGGTGGCTCTAAGAAGGCATCTTTAAACATTCCAAAAGGTTAAATTATGATGAATGACGGAAGTGGGTATGTAGCCAAGCGCTACAGCCAACTGGAATCTGACCGTGATTCTTTCCTAGAAAGGGCAAGAGAAGCAGCAGAGCTTACTATCCCTTACCTTATGCCTCCTGAGGGGCATACAGGTTCAACAGTCTATAAAACACCCTTCCAAGGTATTGGAGCAAGAGGTGTAAATAACCTGGCATCTAAACTGCTTCTCTCACTTGTACCGCCTAACAGTCCTTTCTTTCGTCTTTCTATAGATGATTTTGATTTGGCTGCTTTAGGTGATGCAGGTAGAGGAGCGGTAGAAGAAGCTCTAGGAAGGATTGAACGTGCAGCACAACAAGAGATTGAAACCTCTGCTGTTCGTGTTCCAGTATTTGAAGCAATAAAACAATTAATTGTAGCAGGTAATGCCCTTGTCTACCTTCCTAAGAAGGAAGGCATGAAAGTATTTAGGTTAGACCGTTTCGTCTGTCACCGTGATACTATGGGCAACCTGTTAGAAATTATTACAAAAGAAGTGGTAGCCTTCGATATGCTACCAGACTCAGTAAAAGAGTTATTAAAACAAGAAGATAATCAAGAGCAATCAACACACAAGAGCTTAGACTTATTCACCTACGTATATCGTAAAGACAAAAAGTGGGAAGTATATCAAGAAGTTATGGGTGTAGAAGTTCCTGATTCTCGTGGTTCTTATGCTGAAGACAAAAACCCTTTCATACCTTTAAGATTCTCTAGGATTGATGGGGAAAGCTATGGCCGTGGTTTTGTCGAAGAATACATTGGTGACCTAAAATCTTTAGAGTCATTAACACAAGCTATCGTTGAAGGTAGTGCAGCATCATCTAAGGTCTTATTCCTTGTACGTCCTAACGGCACTACAAAGGCTAGAGACTTAGCGAAGTCACCTAATGGTGCTATCGTGAATGGTGATGCTAATGACATCTCTACACTACAAGTTCAGAAAGCTTCTGACTTCAATGTAGCAGCACAGACCATACAAGCTATTACAGAAAGAATGAGTTTTGCTTTCTTGCTTAACAGCTCAGTACAGAGAAGTGCTGAACGTGTTACAGCAGAAGAAGTACGTTACATGGCTCAGGAGTTGGAAACAGCTCTTGGTGGTGTATACTCAATTCTATCACAAGAGTTCCAATATCCTTTGGTCAATCTTCTACTGGGTCGTATGGAGCAATCAGGCAAAATGCCTAAGATGCCTAAAGACTCAGTTAAGCCTACCATTGTTACTGGTATGGAAGCGTTAGGTCGTGGACAAGATTTAAATAAACTTGCTACATTCCTGCAATACTTACAGCCTTTAGGTGCTGAAGTAATCCAATCAGAAGTGAACGTAGGTGACTACATTGACCGTTTAGGTGCTTCACTGGGTATTGATACCCAAGGCTTAATTAGAAGCCCTGAGCAGAAGCAAGCTGAACAGGAAGCAGCACAGCAACAACAACAGCAACAAATGATGGAAAGCACAATGGCTGATATGGCTACTAAAGCTGCCCCTCAGATGGCTAAGTCTGCTGGTGAAGCTATGCAGCCTCCACAAGAATAAATTTTAAAAAGGCATAAAAATGGCAGAGACATTAAACACATTTACTGGTGAACAACAGGCAACAGCCCCTGAAAATCATGACGAGGCTATGCTGGAGAAGGCTGAACAGATTGAACAAGCTAATAATCCAGACCGCCCTGAGTGGTTACCAGAAAAGTTTGAGTCTCCTGAAGCACTGGCTCAAGCTTACCTACAGTTAGAAAGTAAGCTTGGGTCTGCACCTTCAGAAGAGACAGACGTAAAAGAAGCAAGCTCTGAAGAGATTGCAGAAGAAGTAGAACAAGAAGCCCAAGAAGTAGCCTCAGCTCTTAGTGAGAAAGGTTTAGACTTTGAGGACTTTCAGCAAGAATACTTAGAGAAAGGTGGGCTATCTGAAGATGCCTACACTAAACTAAGTGAAGCAGGCTTTGGCAAAGAGTTAGTTGATTCATGGATTAATGGTCAACAAGCTATTGCTGATAAGCTTCAAAATGAAGTGTTTGGGATGGTAGGTGGAGAAGAAGGCTACCGCGCTATGACTGAATGGGCAGCGGCTAATCTATCTCCAAGTGAGGTAGATGCATTTAATGCTAACATTGAGTCTGGTGACCCAGCACTAACACAGTTTGCAGTACAAGGATTAAGCGCGAGATATCGTTCTGAAGCAGGAAGTGAACCGACACTATTACAGGGACAGGCTTCCAATAATCAGGGTGGGGTATTCAACTCAGTTGCAGAACTAACAGCAGCGATGGGTGACCCCAGATATCAGAAAGACCCCGCTTACAGAAAGACTATAGCCGACAAGTTGGCTAGGTCTAATGTGTTCTAAAAAACTGTCTCCTTTTTAGCCCCTCTTCGGAGGGGTTTTTTATATACGAAGCAATGCATTACAAACTAATTACCTTTGGCCTCCTGCGGGAGACAACCTAAGCGAAAAGGATGTGATGACTAAGCTGAGTAGCTAACAAAACAACTCAACTAATCATTACTAAAAGGTAAATTAAAATGGCATTTCCAACAGACCAAACTGTATCACGTTTGGGCCAAGTAAACGCAGCAGGCGATAACCGCGCGCTGTTCTTAAAACTATATGCAGGCGAAGTCCTTACAGCTTTTGAAGAGCGTAACGTCTTTATGCCTCTTCACCGTAACCGTACTATCAGCAATGGTAAGTCTGCTCAATTCCCATTGACAGGTCAAGCTGCTGCTAAATACCACACTCCAGGTGAGCTTATCCAAGCTGACGCTGTGAAGCATGGTGAGCGTACTGTTACAGTTGATGACTTGCTTATCTCTAGCCAGTTCATCAGCAATATCGATGAAGCTATGAACCACTACGATGTGCGTTCTATCTACTCTAAAGAAGCTGGCTTCGCATTAAGTAACACTTGTGACAAAAACGTAGCTCGCATCATTGCTAAAGCTGCTAGTATTACAAACGCTACTGAAGCTGCTGCACAGTTTGGTGCTTCTTTTGATGAAGAAGTTTACACAAACAACGTCACAATCGGTTCTGTAGCTGGTGACGCTTTAGACGGTGGTAAGATTGCTAAGGCTATCTATGCTGCTCTTGAAGAGTTCGACAAGAAAGATATCACAGGTTCTAAAGTTTGTGTCTTACCGCCAGAGCAGTATTACTCTCTATTCGGTGCAGACCAATCAGTAAACAACCTTGCACACATGAACCGTGATGTAGGTGGTTCTGGTTCTATCGCTTCTGGCGCTGTACCTATGATTGGTGGCGTTAAGATTATGATGTCTAACCACATTCCTACAACTGACGAGTCTAGCACTTCTGCTACTCCAGTTCCTTTAACTTCTAGCCGTTCTGGTGCTTATAAAGCTGACTTCAGCTCTGTGCGTGGTCTTATCTTCGCTGAAGATGCTGCTGCTACAGTTAAATTACTCGACCTTGGTGTTGAGTCTGAGTACCAAATTGACCGTCAAGGTACAATTATGGTTGCTAAGTACGCAATGGGCCACAATGTTTTACGCCCTGCATGTGCTATCAGCTTGAACGTAGCATAAGTTCAAATTTGGGGAGTCCTTCGGGATTCCCCTTTTTTTGTTTTTAATAAGGAAAAGACAGCATGACACCAAACTCAACACTAGAAGCTGTCAACATTATGCTATCGGCAATCGGTGAAGCTCCAGTAAACCGTTTGTCCTCTGGTCTTGTTGAAGCAGAGCAAGCCGAAACTACGCTTGCACAGACCAGCCGTTCAGTACAGGCAGAAGGATGGCACTACAACCGAGAGACAGGTGTAAAGATTGCACCTAATCTAAACGGTGATGTTGTTCTGGCTCCCAACACTATAAGGGCTGACCAAACTTACAACTCTGACTCTTCAATAGATTTAGTCCAACGTGGAACTAAAATGTATGATAGAGTAGGCCACACTTATAACATAGGCAAAGAAGTAAGTTTAGATATTACATACGAATTAGAATTTGAAGAATTACCCTCAGTTGCTCGTAGATACATTACAATCAAAGCAGCTCGTGTCCTACAAGACAGTATCGTAGGAGCAGGTGATTTACACACATTCCATACTAACGATGAAACACAAGCCCTCTTTGAAATGAAGGCATTTGAGAATGAAATGGCAGATTACAACATAGGCGACAGCTACGATGTCTACCGCGTAATTGACCGTATTGGAACTAAGAGGACTTACTAATGCCTTTAATCAGTGCTTCAATACCAAACTTAATAAATGGTGTTTCCCAACAGCCTCCTTCACTACGACTAAAAACCCAAGGTGAAGAGCAGTTAAATGCTGTGTCCTCAGTTGTTTCGGGATTGTCTAAGCGACCTGGCACTGAGCATTTAAAACTATTGAATGATGCAGGTAATGTCTTACAGAACATATCTAACATAGACACTGCTTTCATTCACACTGTTAGGCGTGACAACGAAACATTAAACACCCTAATAGTAACGAATGACGGTACTACTGCATATACTTACATGTTCGACAAAGTGGGCAACCCTTTAACACTAGGGGGAACAGCTACTTATCTTAATTCAGCTACTAATCCTAAAGAGGATTTATCGGCTGTAACGATTGCGGATTATACGTATATACTTAATAAGAAGAAAGTGGTAGCGATTGACCCCACTCTTTCTCCTCTGCCTTCCACAGACGTTAATAGACGTTATGAAGCGCTTATCTATGTGAAGCAGGGAGATTATAGGTCTACTTATACACTTAAGGTGCGTAGAACAGGTAACTCTTGGAATAGCCAAAGTTACACCACAGGCCATTCTACAAACGGTAGTACAACGGATACACAGGCCGCAGAAAACAGTGTCAAAACTGATAACATTGCTGCTGAATTATTTGGCATCTCACTGCCTTCAGGTATCAATAAAACTCGTTATAATAACGTAATACATTTGTATTCGAATACTGACTTTGAGGTCGAGGTAGAAGATTCACGAGGTAACACTCACGTACTAGCCTTCAAAGAAGAAACTGGTGATTTTAAAGGTCTGCCTAAACATGGCCCTGAAGGCTTTACTATTAAGATTGCAGGGGACAATGAAGAGGCTCAAGATGATTACTACGTTAAGCTAATCTCTGACAGCGTGGGTACAGGCTTATGGAAAGAAACAATCAAACCTGAGATTACATACCAGTTTGATACAACAACCATGCCTCACCAAATACGCAGAACAGGTAATACTGCATATACTTTTGAGGCAATGCCTTGGGAAGAACGTAAGGTAGGTGATGATGACTCAAACCCATTCCCTAGCTTTGCTACAGATGGCTTAACGCTAACTGATATCTTCTTCCACAGAAACCGTTTAGGTATGCTGTATGATGAAAACATTATCTTATCAGAGTCAGGTGAGTTTGAAACGTATAACTTATTCAGACGTACTGTACTGACAGTAGTTGATAGCGACCCTATTGATATTGCAGTCTCAAACAACCAAGTATCTATCCTAAAACATGCTGTACCTTTTGCAGAGAGCTTACTGCTCTTCTCAGAACAAACACAGTTTAAACTTACAGCTATTGACTTACTTACTCCTGAAACGGCTACCATCGATGTAACCACACAGTTTGAAGCTAGTCTTAAAGCCAAACCTGTTGGTGCAGGTAAGTATGTCTTCTTCCCCGTTAAGCGTGGTAAGTGGGCAGGTATCCGTGAATACTTCGTAGAAGACCAAGCGGAAACTAACGATGCCGTGGATGTAACAGCTCATATACCTCAGTACATTGAGGGAGAAATTACAGCACTGACAGCAAGTACAAACGAAGATACCATACTATGTACAACAGAAGAACAGCCTAAGACTGTCTACGTCTATAACTACTACTGGCAAGATAAGCAGAAGCTTCAAGCTAGTTGGGGTAAATGGACGTTTGAGGGACAGGTACTTAACCTAGCCTTTAACAAGTCTGACATCCTAGTTCTTCTTAAGTATGATAATGGTGATGTTGCTCTTGAGAAGATTAACCTCTCAACTGATAATGCAACAGAAGAAACAAGTGGAGCATGGCCTGTACGGTTAGACCGTAGGGTTCTTATAGATGGCTCTACAGTGTCCTCTGTGCCTTACACAGCAAGCAACCTTACCTATGTTACCACTACAGGTGAGATAATTGAATCTACAGACATACAGGCAGCTTTAACAGCAGGTAAGAAAGTATTTGCAGGTACACCTTACGAGTTCAAGTACGTATTCTCAGAACAAGTAGTTAGGGATGATAATGAACCTATAACTATTGGTCGATTACAGATACGTAATATGAACGTGGTCTACAACGGCACAGGCTTCTTTGAGGCTACAGTTAAACCCAAAGGTGCTTCTAATGCTGCTGCTCGTGACACATACAAATCAGTATTCACTGGGCGTGTTGTAGGCGGTCTTACTAACATTCTTAACCAACCCGCAATCTCTGATGGAACATTCCGTATTAACGTAATGGCTCAGTCACAGGGTGTAAAAATAGAGCTTACAAGTTCTTCACACTTACCTTGTGCTTTCCAAAGTGCAGAGTGGGAAGGTTTCTTCCACTTGAGGTCAAAACGAATATGATTGGTACTTTCAGACCTACTGTGTCTGAAGATATTGTAATACTCACTGACAACCTAAGAACCGCAGATTTAAAAGAGCTAAGGGCTTCCCAACCATTACCACCGTTGGAAGCTCTTACGCTTTCTGTGGAGGTATCAGACGAAGCCAACACCATCATTACAGGTGATGGTAAGATTGCAGGTATCTTTGGAGTAGCTACAGTTAATGAAATGATAGGCGCTCCTTGGTTAATGGGGACTGACCTCATCCCAAGTATACAAAAGTCTTTCCTTAAAGGCTCTTATAAATGGGTAATTGATAAAAACGAACACTACCCGATATTAATGAATTATGTCCACAAAGATAACAAGTTAGCTATCCAGTGGTTACGTTTTTTAGGTTTCAACTTCACACAACTCATTGAAGAATACGGTGTGGGTAAAGAACCTTTCTATGAATTTGTGAGGATTAAATAATGTGTGACCCAGTAACTATGGCTGCATTGACAATCGCTATGGGCTATCAGCAATATAAGACAGCAGAGGCCCAAGCTGATTACTCAAATGATTTAGCAGATGCTCAAACAGAAGCAGCTCATAAAGCATTTGAAGACCAAGCTAGAGCAACCAACGCCCGACAAGGGCAAGAACAAGATGCAATCGCAGACAAGCGTATGCAGAACTTAAAAGCTTATATGCAGAATATGGGTACAGCCCAAGCAGCCGCAGGTGAACGTGGTGTAACGGGTAGAGTTACAGAATTAGACTTCATGCAGAGACAAGCAGACATGTTACGGGCTGATACTAGCGTGAACAGGGCTTTAGATAACGTATCAACAGCGTATGCTTTTGAGCGCCAAGGTTTAGAGTCTCAGTTGCAAGGCCGTATTATGCAAGCAGATTCAAGTAGACAAGCTGACCCATCCCCTTGGGCTGCTGCGTTAGAGACAGGGGCTAAAGCTGCCTTTGCTTATGCCACAGCAAACGCTGGAACTGGAGCAGACGGTAAAGGTTTGTCTTTCAGTCAAAACTTAGACAAAACAGCTACTAATTTTCAAACAGGCTTTGGGTATTTTCCCCAAACACCTTAAAATTTACAGGAGAGTCATAAATGGCTAAGTCACTTAAAGTCGAGCGCTTGCGAGGGCTTGATATTAATGTAATGCCAAACATCCGTACAGTTGATACATATGCTCCACCTGCTGCGGCAGATACGCGGAACAATAGAGGTACTCAACTCGTTAATTTCATCTCACAACTATCACCACAACTTCAAGAGTATAAGAAGAAACATGATGCTGCTACAGAAGAGCTACAACTGCGTCAAATTACTGATATGCAGTTTGAGAATAAAGACGGCACTTTCAAGTCGCTAGAACAGCTTAGAGAAAGTGGTGAGTTCCATGCTAGTAACCCTACAGTAGCCTACGCCTTTAATAAAAGCTTAGGCATGGAAATAGGGGATAAGGTTAGAGCTTCTGTTCTTGATAGGTATAATCAAGGAGTAAAGGATGGTTCTATCCTTCGCCTTACCTCTGAGCAAACTCAACAGTGGGTCGAGCAGACTACTCAACAGGTAGCCTCTGAGTACAAGGAGTACACTTCAGGTATGGGGGTTATGGCGGGTATTAAAGCCAGTACCAAAGAGCTTGAAGGGTCACTAATTAGTAACCAAGCATCTCGTGCTGAAGCTCATGCAGAAGACATGATGAACCATGCTTTTAATGTACAAGTATCTAACGCATTGAGAGGTGTGGATATGACAGACGCAGGCGCTCTTGAGAGAGCTTTGAGTACCTTAGGTGAATCTTTATATGCAACAGATAGCTCTCTCACAGGGACTGAAGTTAATAAGAAAATGACTAACGCTCTTAAAGCCCGTATAGCCGTCACGCAAGACCCTGCTGAATTAACAGCTATTATAGAAGCTTCTCGGAATATTAAGGCAGGCTCAGGAACTCTAGGGGGTACAAGTTATTGGACAGAACTAGGGTTAGATACTGTAATTAATGACGCTATTGAACGAAGCGACAGACTCGCTACTGCTAATCAAAGCCGTAAGAATAGGGTAGAGTTAGCAGCATCTGAGCAACTACAAGAGCAGGTTATCGCCCATATCCAAAGGGGTGGCACTGCTGAAGACTTTGATTATCCTTTGCATAGTGTTTTAAACCCTGCACAGCAGAGCAGAATTTACGCTGCCACTGCAAATGCACTGACTGTAACAGAGCCAATGACTTCGGAAGAATATGTTGAGGTTTATAATTACTTTTCGAAATTAACACCTCCTCAAGCAACTAGTGAATACCAAAAGATTATGAATGGCACTCACCCACAATTTAAAAACTCAAGTATTGCAGACTTAAATGTTATTGCAAGTATTAAGAACGTAGCTCCTAAGAACGGTACAGAGTTATATAGCGACCCATTCTATAAGGGGTTAGAGAAAAAGACCGCAGAAGGTTATGGAGCTTGGGATGTTCTAAGTCGGGACATTAAAGTATTTAGTGAAGATGAAAACGCCCGTATTTGGGACGAAGCTTCTGTTTTATTAAAAGAGAAATGGTTAGAAGTGGTCGCAGATACTTCAGCTATTGAGCAGTACCTACCTGAGCATACCAGTAAGGTGGAGCAGGCAGGAGGGACTGTAAATTTGCAGACCATATTAAATACCCCAGCACTCAACCGTAAGTTGAAAGATGCTATGTATAATAGCGTCATACAGCGGATTGAGCCTGGAGATTTATCTGAGGCTGCAAATACTCAGGGCGCTGGTAATCAAACAGAAGTCTTAGACGGAAACGGTAACAATAAAACAATAAAATTCACACCAGGGGGTGACTAATGGCTGGCGGTACATATGATTTGGGTGGGGTGAAGTATAGAACAGACCATGAACTCTCTCAAGACGAATTACAAAGTTTGTATACTAGCTATGAAGAAGCTGGCTTATTAAACACACAAGTCCAAGAACAACAGCAAATGAATTACGAAGCTGTTACTAAGAACAAAGGTCTTTTAAACGCTTATAAAACATACTGGGAAATAGATAACGAAGCTAAATGGGAAGGTACAAACGAAGAGCTTACTGACGAATATTATGAGCAAATGCGGTGGTTTGAAAACAACACCCAAGGGGCTTTAGGGCTAGTTGCGAGGCTTAACGATGTGGGTAACTCCATGTCAGAGGAAGAGCGTCAATCTTTGGCAGTTATGTTTAACTCTTGGGATAATATCGTTCCTTTCTACGCAGACGAACAGAAGAAATGGAGAGGCTTCTTTGACCATGTTGAAGCTAACTTATTAGATGTAACCAACCTACTAGGTGCTGTAAGTTTTGGCACAGGCGCAGCAGCGGGTGTAGCTGCGAAACAAGCTGCAAAGTTTGGAATCAGAGAAGCTTTGAAGGCTGGATTAAAACCAGCTATTCACGGTGCTGGTGTAGCAGGTGCGGTGGGAACAGCTCTTTCAGTTGGTAACCAAGAAGCGCGTACTGAATTAGGTATGCAAGACGAGATAGACACTAACCAAGTTTTAACTACTGGTTTACTATCAGCGGGAGCTGGTGGATTAATTGGTGGAGGCTTAGGTGCAGCCACTAGTGCTAAGGTTGCTAAAAACTCAGCTAAATACGCAGCGGAGGTTGCAGAAACAGCCGCAGAGAAATCAGCAGCAAGTGCATTGACAGGCGCTACTGACGAAATGGCTGGTCAAACTCTTAACGCTGCAAAACAATGGCGTGAAGTTCTGTCTAACCCTGAGATTACAGGACAAGCTCGACAAGATGCCCGTAATGAGTTCCTTAGAAACCTTGGGGATAGCACACGCACTCGTTTAGACAGAAACCATGAAGGTGTAGGTCATACAGTAACGAATGAACAGGCTTTAGAGAATGGTGTTAAGCTTATACAGGATTTAGGTATTGAGCTAACAGATGATTTAACTCCTGAGTATTTAGTTAATAGGCTTTATGATAAGTACACTAAGGGTGATATTGCACTAAAGGATTCCACATCTTTTAAAGCAGTTGCAATAAAGCTTGAGAATGAGATGTATGAGAAGTTCCTTCAAGCTTGGGATGCAGAAGGGGGTGTCCCTTCATCACACATGGCTTCATTTGAAAAAATTATATCTATAAGTGAAGACCTTAGCTCAATGTCAGGTCGGGATTTACAACAGCAGTCCTTAAGGCAGAGAGTAGGTGTAATGAGTTTTAATGACATTATAGCTGACTTTAAAGATAAAGCAGCTAAAGGCCAACCTTTCTCAGCTCAGGATGCTAAAGTCGCTTTATTGAAAGCAGCAGAAAAAGGCCCGACATGGAAAGATAATATGGTGGGCGGTCTTAACGAGGTGTGGATTAATAACATCTTAGGCTCTCTAGTTACCTTAATGATTAACTCTGGTTCTGCTGCGGCTCATATGCTTGAGAACAATATCATTGATATTGGAGGAGCGGTACGCACGGGAAATGCGAGAGAGATGCGTAGGGCTGTAACTACATTAGGTAGAGAACTAACAGCCGCCCCAGCAGCGTTTAGATATATGTTAAAGGCTGTGAATGAAAGTAAAGGCTCTATAGACCCTGGTCGTAACTTTGCGGGTGATGTTGAAGATTCCATAGGTATTGGCACACGTAACTACAAACTAAGTAAGCTTTTGTCACCTAAGGGTGAAGGTATCTATAAGAAAGGTGAAGGGCTTAGAGGAGGCGTAATGAACGCCTTGGGTAACTTTAACAGGCTCATAGGTTCTCGTGGCATGGTAGCTACAGACGAGCTTATTAAACAAATGACGTTTAGAGGTAAGTTAAGAGCTGATATCACAGACGAAGCTTTACAGCGGATAGGTGTTGAGGGCGGTTTCAAAAACGCTAGTGAAGCACATAGATGGGCTAAGAAAGAATTTAATGCTCTCATGGAAGACCATATAGATGCTGTAGGTCGTGGGGTTGCCCCTGAAGACCCTCGTTTAGTATCCGCTTTAGATGAAGCCCGAAGAATTGCCTTCCAAGAAGACTTCCACAATGACCCTCTTAGCTCTGTAGGGCGTAAGATTAATGAAGTTTCAACTAAACATCCTATCTTAAAACAAGCTATACCTTTCATCCGTACGCCTACAAACTTGGTGGCGTGGGCTGGTGAAAGAACACCAGGCCTACAACTTCTAAGTAAGGACTTCACGGCTCGCTTAAATAGTCCAGACCCTCAAGTGTCTGCTAAGGCTGAGATGGCTTTGAACATGGGTGTTATGTACTGGACTGCTGCTTTGTCTACTGCAATGTCAGGAGATTTACAGGGAGCAGGAAGTACAGACTTTAAGAAACAACGAGTTGCCGAAGCAGGTGATTTTTTACCTTATTCAATACGAGCAGAAGATGGAACAAGAGTTCAGATTAGACGGGGTGACCCAATGTCTCGGTACTTTATGGCGCTGGGTGCTATTCAAGACGCTATGGTTAATGACCATGAAAGCGCGACAGACTTGTTCGCTTCGGCTGCTATCGGCACAGCTAAGGTGCTGGTAGAAGTGCCCTCTTTAACAGGTATTGCTGACATTTTCCAATTAGCTACTGATGTAGCCAATGATGTAGATGGGGCGTTCCTTCGTTTTGCAGAAAATAGAGCTAAAACGCTAGTGCCTTATTACAGGTTTTATAGGGATATGTTAGTTCCTGAAGGTGTGGATAAGACAATGTTTACGAATGTTGGGCTTAACCCTGTTGACCTGATGAACACAGCTTATTTCCAAGATAACCCTGAAGACCCTTATGATAAAAGACGCGACCCTCTGGGCAACGTGATTAATATCAAGGATAACGCAGGTTTTGAACTATCTGGTTTTGCAATGATTGAGCCTAAAGATAGCCCAATTATGGATGAACTAGTTAGATTAGGGTCTACTCGATATGCTCCTGAGCCTTCTAAGTATGGTGTTGACCTTCAAGACTATAAAGTCATGGAAGGCGGTAGGCAGTCTGTTTATGATTTGTGGCAAGAACAAACATCTACCCATAGAATTAAGGGTATGCCAGGAAGCCGCAGTGCTAAGGGCGCTACAATGGAAGAAGCCTTGAAACATCAACTACAGTCTAAGGTTTATAAGCAGTTGCTTGGTGATAAAAAGCGTTTACAGGCTCTGCACTCTATCATGTCTCAATATCAAGATTCAGCCTTTAAAGTAGTCATTAAGTCTTTAGGTGAAGAGCATCAGTTGGTTAAAGATGTGAACTTTTATAGGACTAATGAGAAAAAAGGCCTTTATCATGCTCAAGACCAGTACATCAAAGATAATCCAGCTGTCTATGACCAACTCAATTCAGTATTAAATAATCAAGGTAATCAATAATGTCTTATAGTATTTCAGAAGTAACCGCTACAGGCGGCAATACTTTTAGTATCCCCTTTGATTACATAGCACAAAGTGAAATTGCAGTATTCGTGGATGGGGTTTCGACCTCATTCACTTTCACAAGTGCCAATGTAATTGATATTACGCCTGCACCAACCAGTGGAGCTTTGGTACGAATTAAACGTACTACTTCCTTAACAGATAGGACAGTTGATTTCCAATCAGGTGCGGTATTAACAGAAGAAGATTTAGATAACTCTAACATCCAGGTCTTCCATGCAGCTCAAGAAGCTATCGATGCAGCTAGTGAGTCAATCTCAGTAGGCTTAGATGGTAAGTTTGATGCTCAATTAGATAGCGTAAACAGAGCTATCAAGAATGTAGCAGACCCTACAGATGCCCAAGACGTAGTTACGAAGAACTGGGCAGAAACTGGCATGTCTTCTCAACTAGCTACAGCAACTGCTAAGGCTTCTGAAGCATCCACTAGCGCATCTAGTGCGTCAGCGAGTGAAACAGCAGCAGCCTCTAGTGCTTCTACAGCCTCAACTAAGGCTTCTGAGGCATCTGTAAGTGCAGCTAACGCAGCAGTGAGCGCAACTAACGCAGCTCAGAGTTCAGTAAGTGCTGCTACAAGTGCAACCAATGCAGCTACTAGCGCTACTAATGCCTCTACATCTGAAAGTAATGCTTCTAGTGATGCCACTACAGCTTCTAATGCAGCTTCCACAGCTACGTCACAGGCTAGTGTAGCATCTTCAGCAGCAACTACAGCTACGTCACAGGCTACCTCTGCAACAAACTCAGCAAACGCTGCGGCTTCTTCAGAGAGTAATGCAAGTACGTCAGCAACTAATGCAGCTACAAGTGCAACATCTGCATCAACAAGTGCTTCTCAAGCTCAAGGCTATAGAGACACTACACTAGGCTACAAGGACTCTGCGGCTGCTTCAGCTACAGACGCTCTTAGCAGTAAGAATGCAGCGGCAACCTCTGAGACTAATGCAGCGGCTTCTGAGTCTAGCGCAGCGGCTGACGCTTCTACAGCGACCACTAAGGCTTCTGAGGCAGCTACGAGTGCGTCTAACGCAGCCACAAGTGCAACCAATGCAGCAAGCTCTGCTAGTGCAGCAGCTCAAAGTGCTATTGATGCAGCGGATGCTGCTGGGTTTGACCCTGCTGATTTTATACAAACATCAGGCACCCAAACGAGGTCGGGTAACCTTCAATTATATAGTACAGATATTACAGGAAATTACTTAAATTCGCCTATTGAAATTAGGGAAGTTAATCAAGTAAATACAACACAAACTACAATGGCCTATGCACCAGCTATAGCTTTTCTTTGGGGGGGCACCGCTCAAGGACAGATAGCTCTCCATAGTAACGGCGATTTCCATTTCAGGGACGGAGCTGTCCATACAAATTACAGGGATGTTTATGTAAAAAGCCTAGTCCCAACGGGAACAGTAGATGGTCGTGATGTTGCGGCTGATGGTGCTAAATTAGATGGAATTGAGGCTGGCGCAACGGCTGACCAGACCAAAGCTGATATTGATGCTTTAGGGGTAGATGCAGCAACACTCGGTGGCTATGGTTGGAGCAATGTTGCGACTAATATTGAAACAACATCACATATTATATCAGGCGCTGGCAGTGGTGGAGTCAGCTTGACAGTAAATGATGGTTATGGCAATGCTAACATAGCATTTAATCACTTCGCAGGCATACCTGAGCAGAGCGGTAATGCAGCTCGTATTGAGGTTAATACTGACAATACAGTAAATGCTTCTATGAATTTTGAGGTTAAAAGTGGTGTAACAGAAGGCGCTGCTACGGGCTTAACTACTGTTCTTAATTTAGCAGAAGGACAAGCAACTGTAACAGGCAACACTGTTGTAACAGGCAACATTGCTGTCACAGGAACAGTAGATGGTCGTGATGTTGCGGCTGATGGTGCAAAACTAGACACTGTAGAATATGGCGCTACAGCTGACCAGACCAAAGCAGATATAGACGCCCTTGGAGTGGATGCTGGTACGCTGGACGGGTTGGATAGTACAGCTTTTGGCAGATTGGCTACAGCCTCAGACTGGTCAAGAACACAGAGTTATAACCGTGTCACGTTAACTGATGCTGCAACTATTAACTGGAACATGGCAACGAGCCCATCTGCTATTGTTTCGTTGTCTGCTAATAGAACGATGGGTAATCCAACAAATATTAAGGCAGGAAACTGGTATACCCTAAGGGTTTATCATTCCGGAGCACCTAGAACATTGGCGTGGAGTAGTTACTGGAAATTTGGTGGAAATGGTGCGCCTGCTTTATCTACCGTAGCTGGCAGGTATGATGTGTTAACTTTCTATGCACACGCAACTACAGCGTTAACTTTCGTTGGTATTACTCTTCATACCGTAGGAGCTTAGCTATGAGTGTATTTAGTTGTGGTGTGCAGGGAGGGGGAGGGGGTTTAAGTCCTCCAGTAGCATTAACGAGTTTTGAAAGTGACTCTGCCAGTTTTGCTAATAACATAAATGTTCTTTATGATGCCTCGGGTTCAAATAGATTATTGGTAGCCATTGTTGGAGTTAGAGATGCGTCTGTTGCGTCAACTTCATCCGTTACATTTAATGGAGTTTCAGGTACGATTGCTGAGTCAGGCGCAACAGATGCGGGAGTAGCTACCTCCTCTGTTTTAGTTTATTGGTTGGACTCTGAATTACCATCTTCCAATGGAACATACGCGATTGACCATAATTTTTCAGGAACACCGGACGAAGGATTTAGTGCTTGTTGGATGTTTGAAAATGTGAACCAAACTACGCCCTTGAGTTTTAGTGATGTGCTTGTTGGAACACAGTGGCTTTCCGGCACAAGCAAGTCTATTACCAATACGGCAAATGAAGGACATTTTGCGGGTAGTGGCATTATATATAATGATGACGATTCTGGTTACACAATAAACCAAAATACGATACCAACAGGATTAACAGAAAGATATGATGTAATACACCCAGACCAGAATAGGTTTGCTCACAATGGCGCAGATACAGATGCTAAATCCAGCAATTCTGACACCTATACATGGACTAATAATTCAGGGAAAGGCTACGACTCTTGGCAAGTATATTCCTTTGCCATTAACCCATTAAGTTAAGGAGCACATATGAAAGCACATAAAGCAGAATTAAAAGCATATAACAATTTTCCAAAATCATTCGTAGGAGACGATGGAATAACCTACCCTCGCAAATGGTTAGAGGATTTAGATACAGCGGGTCGAGAGGCTCTGGGCTGGTATGAGGTGGTTGATAATACAATTACGCTAGGTGCTAATGAACGTGCAGTCAAATCACCTTTAGTGTTCACAGGTACAAGTATTGAACAAAACTACACTACGGAAGCCTTTTCTGCTGAAGAAATTGCCTATAACGCTAAATTACTTAAAGACGAAACTAGAGCTGCTGGTATGAACGGTTTGACGGTAACTACGTCTTCAGGTAAAGAATTCGATGGGGATGAAATATCTCAAAGTAGAATGGCTAGAGCGGTTGTATCAAGTGATACGTTAGAGACAACATATTGGGTTCTAGCAGATAACTCAGTTGCTTTGGTAACAAGAGAAGAGTTAAAGGAAGCATTGAAATTAGCAGGACAAGCACAGACAGCTCTTTGGACAACTTAAGTGGTGGGAATTTGACCCTAACGCTTTGATTATAAAACTAATTAAAACTTGAGGAATCCATGTGGAATTTCAAACAGTATTTAACGCTCTCTTAGGGTTAATGTCGATATTTGTAGGATGGTATTTAAGAGCTGTGTGGGATGCTGTCAGTAACCTACAGAAAGACGTTAAAGAAATAGAACGTCATATACCAGATACCTACGTCAGACGCGATGACTACCAGTTAGACATTGCTGAGATAAAATCGATGCTAATTCGGATTGCAGATAAACTAGACAATAAGGTGGATAAGTAATGTCCATCAGCATGTATGCAACAATAACACAAGTTTCATACACTGTCGGAATTACTTTCACCTTTCCATTCTAAAGGTAAAACAAAATGATTCAGTTCCTTTCAATTCTGGGGGGAATAGCTACGCAATGGGTACAGGGAAAAGCTGACGAAGCTAAAGCAAAACAAGACGTTAAGCTTAAAGCTATGCAGTCAGAAGAGAACTGGGAAAAGATAATGGCTGAGGGCAGCAAGAACTCGTGGAAAGACGAGTGGTTTGTTGTTGTCCTCTCCATCCCCATGATTGGCTCATTCATCCCCAGCTTAGTGCCGTACATCCAACAAGGCTTCGCAGTCTTGGACACAATGCCTGAGTATTACAAAGGCTTCTTAGCAGCCGCCATAGCCGCCAGTTTTGGTCTTAAAGGCTTGGCTAATTGGAAAAAATAACATGGCTAGAAACTATAGAAAAGAGTACGACAACTATCATAAAAAACCTGCCCAGCGCAGGCGTAACGATGCCCGTAAGAAAGCCCGTAGACTAATGGAGGCTAAAGGCAGAGTACGTAAAGGTGACGGTATGGATGTAGACCATAAAGACCGTAATCCTAAAAACAACTCAACAAGTAACCTTAGGGTTCAACCTAAATCCAAGAACAGAGCTAGGAATAAGTAATGGCTGCGTTTGAGGAAGCTTTGGACTTAGTTCTAAAGCATGAGGGAGGTTACGTTAATCATCCTAAAGACCCAGGTGGTGAGACTAACTACGGGATAAGTAAAAGAGCATATCCTGAGGTAGACATAAAGAACATCACTAAAGAAGAAGTAGCTTCTATATACCGCAAGGACTACTGGGAGAAAATCCAAGGGGACTCTCTTCCACCTGCAATAGCTCTTCTTACCTTCGATTTTGCAGTGAACGCTGGTGCTAGGAGAGCTTCTAAGGCACTTCAGAGCGTAGTTCACGCAGTACCCGATGGGATAGTAGGTATTAAGACCATTAAAGCCGTTAGAGAGGCATACAGTAAAGACCCTTACCTTTTAGCTTTCTCATATAAAGAGAAGCGCCAGGATTTCTATATGGGTCTTCGTACTTACGAAACATTTGGCAGAGGATGGACACGTAGAAACATCGATACATACGAGGAGGCTATCCAATGGATAACAAAGACATCATAGATGCCCTTCACGGTGCAGTAGCGCAAGAGTTACTTGCTCGTGTTAAGGCTGGAGAAGCAACAGCTTCAGAACTGTCAGTAGCTACCAAGTTCCTTAAGGATAATGGTGCAAGCTTAGACGTTATAACAGCAGAAAGTCCTATGGCTAACCTGCTAGAAGCACTGCCCTTTGAAGCAGCAGATAAAATTCAATAAGATGCCTATCTACGAATTTAAGTGTAGCTTTTGTGGGCGCACTCACGACTACTTGCAGAAGTTTGATGACCCTGCACCTGTATGTCCTGAGTGTGCTTCAGAAGAACCCATGACCCGTTTAATATCTGAGTCTAGCTTTAGGCTTAAGGGTGATGGTTGGTACGAGACTGATTTTAAAAATAAATAAAGGCTTTTATGTCTAAACGTAATAAACGCAACAATGTAGACCACAGCCCCCAAATAGACTTCGCTCCAAAGACCCAGACACAATCAGAGTTATTCCAAGACCTAGAGAGTAATGACCTGATGGTAGTCTTAGGGCCAGCAGGCACAGGTAAAACATATACCACATGTGTTAAGGCTGCTCAGTGGTTAGTTCGAGGTGCAGTTAAAAAGATTGTACTAGCACGAGCTAATGTTTCCACTGGGAAATCCCTAGGTGCTATACCAGGCAACCTAGATGAGAAGTTAGCTCCTTGGACAATGCCCATGACAGAAGTGCTGAGAGAACACCTCGGTAGCACAATGTTTGAGTATTGTACAAATAAGGGGAAGATACAAACGGTAGCACTAGAGACTATCCGTGGACGTTCCTTCAGGGACACCTTTATCATTGTGGATGAATGTCAACAGCTTACCTTGGATGAGATTAAAGCAATATCCACTAGGGTAGGTGAGGGGAGTACCATTGTATTTATGGGTGACCCTAAGCAATCAGACTTAAAAGGACAGTCTGGCATCAGTACATTTATGAATCTTCTCGACAATTATAACCCACCTAACACAAGCATCATTGAATTTGATTTAGATGACATTGTTAGGTCAGACACCTGCGCCAACATGGTAAGAATGTTCCATGAGGCAGGTTACTAAAGCTTCGTCAGAAGCTGACAAAGGAAACATATGAATGAACTGCCAAAGGAGTTACATGACTTCCGTAACTTCATGTATTTGGTTTGGAAACACTTAAACCTTCCAGACCCCACACCTGTACAATATGACATTGCAGAGTTCCTACAGACTGCTCCTAGGCGTTCTATTATCGAAGCGTTCCGTGGGGTAGGGAAGTCATACATTACCTGTGCTTTCGTAGTTCATCAACTACTGCTAGACCCTGACAAGAAGTTCATGGTCGTATCAGCATCCAAAGCACGAGCTGATGACTTCTCTACCTTTACACAGCGTATTATCTTAGAGCTTCCTTTATGTAAGCACCTGATAGCCAAGGAGTCCCAAAGGTGGAGTAAGATAGCCTTTGACGTAGCTCCTGCTAAAGCTAGTGGTTCACCTTCGGTTAAGTCCGTAGGTATCACAGGTCAGCTTACAGGTTCTCGTGCTGACATCATCATTGCAGATGACGTAGAAGTACCTAACAACTCTATGACCCAAGGGATGCGTGAGAGACTCAGTGAAGCTGTAAAAGAGTTCGATGCTGTACTGAAGCCTGAAGGTAAGATTATATACCTGGGTACTCCCCAGTGTGAAATGTCCTTGTACAACACATTGACTGAACGTGGTTACCAACTACGTGTATGGCCTGCTAGATACCCAAGAGCAGACAAGCTTATCAACTACAGTGATAGACTAGCTCCAATACTCCTAAGCAGCTTTGAGGAAGACCCAGAGCTAGAGTGGCAACCTACAGACCCTAAGCGCTTCCATGAGGAAGACCTATTAGAACGTGAACTATCTTATGGTCGTTCAGGCTTTGCCCTACAGTTCATGCTTGATACTAGTCTCAGTGATGGTGATAGATACCCATTAAAGCTATCTGACTTACTGGTCATGTCATGTGACAGTACAACAGCCCCTGAGAAGCTCGTATACGGCATTATGAAGCCCTTAAGTGACCTACCCTGCGTAGGACTAGCGGGTGACAAGTTCTATGCCCCTGAGGAGGCTCTAGGACGCTCTGAGTATACAGGTTCATTGCTCGCTATTGACCCCTCTGGTCGTGGTGCTGATGAAACAGCCTATGCAGTCGTTAAGATGCTTAATGGTTTCCTGTATGTTGTGGATGCTGGAGGTATTGCTGGTGGGTATGGTAAAGATACCCTACAGAAACTAGCAGATACCGCTAAGTTCAATAAGGTAAACACGGTTCTCATTGAGAGTAACTTTGGTGATGGTATGTTCACTGAGCTATTTAAGCCTTACCTGCAAAAAACATATCCTGTGACCACTGAAGAGGTGAGACACAGTAAGCAGAAAGAAGCTAGGATAGTGGATACCTTAGAACCTATAATGAACCAACACAGATTGGTCATAGACCCCAAGGTAATCCATTCAGACTACAACAGTGTACAACATCATCCACCTGAGAAAGCCCAAAGGTACATGTTACAGTACCAGATGTCTCGTATAACAAGAGACAAAGGAGCCTTAGCTCACGATGATAGACTAGATGTACTAGCAATGGCTTGTGCATACTGGGTAGAACAGATGGCTGCTGATGCAGACAGAGAGATGAGGGATAGAAGGGAAGAACTGATGGACAAAGAACTCAACAAGTTCATTAATGGTGTCAATACCATGACATCTGTGGATAATTCTCCTAACTGGTTGAATTAACTAGAGAATTAAAACCTTCCCCTAAGGGTACACCCCAGGGTTAAACTACATAACAACTGTAGGCTCTGGGGAACACTCTATAGGTAACCTTTAGGAATGCTTAAGAATCTAACGTAAAGCTACGTCAGTAGCTGACGAGTTAGGATGTTAAGGAATGCTAAAGACTACCTACAGATAAATGTTGTACAAGATATATATATATATATACATACACAGTACATATATACATATATACATACACAGTACAAGATATATATATATATATACATACACAGTACATATATACATACATATATATACATACACAGTACATATATACATAGATAAGAGAAGAGAGTTGCTGATGAATTCTACACTTACATTTGTAG